ATCCTGACTGCAAAGGTAAGGATGACTGCCGATGAACGTAGCCGAGTCTCAGCACCTCAAAGACCGTGTGACTACACTTGAGCGCCAAGTTGCGCTGCTTTTGAGTGAGAGAATCCCACAAAGTGAAGTGTCGTCAGCGGACCAGGCGTCAAATAACTCCACTTTGACCGTGAAACGCGGTCCAGGCCGTCCTCGCAAGGAGCCTGAAGCGGCATGAGCGCCGTGATGGACACTCAGCAACCCCAAGACCCGCAAGACGGGCCGATATCCGATGAGGAGCTGATTTCAGCCATCGACGCAGCGGAAGCCAAGTCCTACGGCTCCCAAGTCTCAAGCCTGACTGCTGAACTCTCTGCCCAACGCGCTCTCTCGATTGACCTCTACATGGGCCGGGACGTTGATCCAGCACCAGAAGGTCAGTCCTCAGTCGTAGACCGAAGCGTATTCGAGACCATTCAGTGGATTCTGCCGAGTCTGTGTCGAATCTTTGCCAATGGCGATGACATTGTAGCGCTGACGCCTGAGAACGCAGCGGACGTAGAACAAGCAAAGCAGGAAACGTCCTATCTAAACTGGCTTGTCACTAACAAACACCCGTGGTTCCAGCTCTTCCTAGAGTGGGCTACTGATGCTCTGTTGACCAAGAACGCCTACTTTCTGGTTTACCGGGACATGTCTCGGCAAGTGGAAATAGAGCATTACGAGGGTCAGACCCGTGAAGGCTTGTCCCTGCTTCTGCAAGACCCCCAAGTTCAGTTGATTGACTCGAAGTCCTACCCAGCTACCGACCTCCCTCCCGAGCCTGTAATCGACCCTCAGACTGGTCAGCCTGCGGTACAGATTGTTATGGGTCCGCAAGGGCCGATGCCTCAGCCGATGATGCAACCGGCGATGTTGTACGACGTGTCGATTAGAAGGGTAGGGGATCAGAAAGACCTTTGTATCCGCGTTCTACCCCCTGAGAGAGTGAAGGTAGATCAACGGTCATACAGTTGGCGGATAGACGAGTCTTGTAACTACTTCGAGTACTCCGAAGACACGACCATTAGTGCTTTGAGGGAACAGGGGTTTGAGATTGACGATGACATTGCAGATGACTTGGATTACCAGACGCAGGAGTTTCTAGCCCGAAACCAGTTCGGGGAGTCCAACGTTCAGGACAACCCCGTCGATTCGACCATGCGCCGGGTCATTGCTCGAATGGTCTGGATCAGACTGGATTACAACGGGGACGGTAAAGCAGAGCTTATCCAGTGTCTGGTAGTGGGTAGAACGGTCCTCTACAAAGAGGAAGTCTCGCGGATTCCGATTGCCTCTGCCGTAGCTTGTCCAATTCCGCACCGACACGTCGGGTTGTCTGTGGCGGATCAGGTGGCAGATATCCAGAGGATCAAGACCGCCCTACTTCGTCAGGGGCTCGATAACCTCTACCTAGCCAACAACCCGCAGAAGGTTCTCAACCCATCATTGGTGTCTGTTGACGATGCTTTGATAAGTCGTCCGGGTGGAATCATCCGGGCGGACGATATCAACGCTGTCCGTTACGAACAGATGCCGTTTGTATTCCCCCAAGCTGTAGCAGGTTTGGAGTACATGTCCCAGGTCTCTCAGAACAGGACCGGGGTGAACAACGGGTTCGCAGGAATAGACTCGGCCAATCTCAACAACATTCAACCAGGCACAGTCGGGCAATTGTCCTCGATGGCCGCAGAGCGCGTCGTTCAAATTGCGCGGGTGCTCGCTTTCGGCATCGAGGACCTTTTTTCCATCATTCATGAACAAGTCCTGAAGATGGGCCACAAGCGGGAGATGATGCAGCTTGCTGGTTCGTGGGTTGAGGTTGACCCGGGGTCTTGGAAGAAGCGCAACTCGTTCAAGATTGCCGTAGCTTTCGCTGCTGGAAACCGAGACGCACAGATCAGCCGATTGATGGCGATGAAGCAGGCTCAGTTAGAGGCTTTGCAATTGGGTATCCCCGTAGTTACACCGCAGAACTACTACGAAACTCTTTCTGAGCTGACTAAAGCCATTGATCTTTCGTCTCCGGATAGATTCTGGACGAATCCGGTCAAGATGCCGCCGAAGCCAGAACCTGCTCCCCCGCCTGAGCTTATCAAGGCGCAGATGGACAATCAGAGCAAGGAGCAGATCACGGCTGCAGAGATTGCACAGAGAGAGCGAGAGAGCCAGCGTAAGCAACAGACGGAACTCTATGCAATCGACTCCAACAACGGGCTAGAGATTGTTCATAAGCAGATCAGTCATGGACACGACGTAGCGATTGAAAGCCTAAAGGCTTCGCATGCCGCGATTCTTGAGGGGTTGGGTAGGAAGTTCGATACGGGGCATACCGAAACTTCCAAGGCTGTTGAGAAGGCTACCGGGACGATTCAGAAGCACGGGACCAGCCTTGAGACGATCCACAAGACCCTATCCGACGTGTTCGACAACGTGAAGAAAGCCGGGGCTTTGGCTACAGCTAGGAAAGTCATTCGCAAGGGTAAAGATGGTTCTGTTGATGGGATTGACCTGCTAGACCACGAAGGCAACGTGCTTCAGTCGCAGAAGGCCATCAAGGATCAGACCGGACGAGTGATAGGACTGCAATGAGCCTCGACCAAGCCCAAAAAGCCCAAGCCGTTCTAGACGCGCCAGCGTTCAAAGAGGCTTTTGATGCTGTACGTAACTCGATCATCAGCGGTATCGAGAACTGTCCGAGTGACAACGTAGAGCTAGCTGAACAACTGCGGTTGAGTCTGAAACTGCTCAAAGCACTGCGCGCCAATCTCGAAGGCGCGGTGAACAGTGGAAAGATCGAGAAGTATCGCTTGGATCAAGAGACCGAGCGGAAGAAGAACCCCTTACGCAACCTTTTTAGGTGAGATATGGCCAACGTTGAACGTGCTCCGGCGGAACTGATGGACAAGATTGGTAGCCACTTCGGCGGGCTTCCGACTGTGGAAACTACGACCAATCGACCTCAGCAAGAGGACGAGGTTCTAGAGACGGGGCCTGAGACAGCCGAAGGTGATCCTGTAGAGCAGGAGGTTCAGGACGATGGTTTTGACGATCTAGACTGGGAGGGCGAGTCCTACCGTGTTCCGAAAGGCTTGAAAGAAGCCGTGATGAGGACCGAGGACTACACCAAGAAGACTCAGGAACTCGCGGAACAGCGTCGGGCCGTTGACCAAGTTAAGGAACTGGCTGAAACCTCCCGAGTGGAGACTGCGTTTGTGCAGTCCATCGCTGCTGAACAGCAAGAGATCAACATCATTGATGCTTATCTGAAACAGGTCACAGCTACGGACTGGACCCAGATGAGCGGGGATGCGTTGTTCAAGTTCAAGATTGAGCTGGACAACATCAAGGAGCGCCGACAGGGGTTGGTTAACTCAATCCAAGACAAGCGCAACCGATTTACGAGTGACCTGCAATCGAAGATCAAGGACTTGCGAGCCAAGGCTAGGGAGATAGCGTCTAAATCAATAAACGGGTTCAGTGAGGACACCGAGAAGACTATTCGCGAGTACGCGAAGTCTGAAGGTCTCAATGATTCCGAGATTGACAACGTTCTATTAGACCCACGCTCTTTCAAAGTCATTTGGAAGGCTGCGCAGTACGACAAGATCAAAGCAGGTACGAGCCAAGCGGCCGACAAGGCTGCTAAGGCGGATCGGGTACTGAAGCCTGGCGTAGCCGGCAACAGAATGCCCAAAGAGACCATGAACAAACTGAACTTCGGGAAAGCTCTAGCTAAAGCCGAAACGTCGAGCCAGAAAGCCCGCGTTATCGAAGACAGGCTTTCCCAAGTTTTCACGAAAGGTAAACGTTAATGGCAGTACTTACTAATACAACCCTGACTTACGGCGTAAGTTCGGGTGGTGGTATCCGGGAAGACCTTGAGGATGTGATCTGGGATTTGTTCCCGGAGGACACCTGGGCCGTTTCTAACCTCGACAAGATCGACGCAACTGCAACGACCCATGAATGGTTGGCTCAACAGCTCGCAGCGGCTGCGACCAACATCGGTGTGGAAGGTGACGACGCTTCGTTCACGTCGCTGACCTCGCCGGCACGGTTCGGTAACTATCTCCAGATTCTTTCGAAGACTTTCGTAGTGTCTGACACGCAGGAAGCCGTGAAGAAAGCTGGGCGTGGCTCGGAAGTCGCTCGCGGTGCGATGGTGAAGATGCGCGAACTGAAGCGCGATCTGGAATTCACCATCCTGAACAACCAGCCGGCATCTGCTGGTGGTGCGACGACGGGTCGCGCGATGGGTGGTATGGAGATGTGGCTCTCGGGCTACCTGAACAACGCGGTGGTCAATACGACCGTCACGGCGTCCACGGCAGTTCGGTCCACGACCACGGCCAATACCTGCACGACGGTTCCTATCACGTCTGGTACGCCGGGCGCGACGGCTCCGACGGACGGTACGACCACGGCTGCGCTGACGATTTCCAACCTTAACCTTGCGCTTCAGGGCGCGTGGTCTAACGGTGGTAATCCGTCGGTGATTCTCGCAACTGCAAACAACAAGACGCTTATCGACGGCTTTACGTCGATTGCAACGCGGTTTGTGGATGTGGACGCGAGTACGCAGAGCCCGATCATCGGGGCGGCGAACGTGTATGTGTCGGACTTTGGTAGACACACCGTTGTACTGAATCGGTACGGGCGAACGTCGGTTCTGTTGTGCCTTGATCCTAACTATTGGGCGCTCGCATTCCTGCGACGGCCGATGGCGAGGGAGCTGGCGCGTACCGGTGACGCAACCAAGTACCAAATTCTGACGGAAGCGACGCTTGTGTGTCGCAACCAGCAGGCTTCGGCCAAGGTTGTGGCGCTCACGTAACAGGGAGACGGGAGCGGGGAGCAATCCCCGCTCTCTTTCAATATGTCTGAACTCTTCGAAATCGACCCT